ATGGTCTGGCAGGCGCTCATGCATGTCGTCATCCTAATACCGCTGCAACGTTCGGATGACATTGTATTCGCGACTGCCGGCTTTCCCTCTGCCGGCGATGCTACGATGCAACATCGGTGGACGAATTAACCCTACTGGCTTACCTTAATATCAGCATGCGCTTGAATACATCCGCTCCTATGCCATCGTAGCTTCACGATAACGCTTCTGGTTCCTGAAGCAGCTCGCCGGAACCGTGGCCCGCCTTTCTGGGAGAGGCCGGCTTGCCTTCACAGGGCTCGAGCTCAATCAAATGGAGGGTGTGCCATGAATAACGTCTTGGAATTTCGTCCAAAATGCCCGCATGTCGAAAGCCTGTCCGATTGCCGCGAAGCGCTTGAACCTGCCGTGATGAAGATCGTCAGCGACGCCATCGGCAGGGGATACACGGCCGCGGAAGCCGCCATGGTGGTTGCCGATATCGCAGACGATTACATCCTGATGCTGTCGCGGCAACCACGGCATTGATAGGCTGTGCGGGCGCGCAACTATATGGCTTTGCGCCTGGCATTTGCCGAGAGCAAATTCTTGCATCAGTGGACCGCGCAGCAACTGCAGGGGTAGCAGTGGTACAGGAGACGAGACCTGCCGCGCGATCCGCCGGCAAAACCCCTCATATTGCCTGAAGTTCCAGGCAGAGCGACGGCAACGCGATCCCGAAAATCCGCCGAAGGCTCATTGCCCCCTGCCCGGCACGACTGCGACCGTCACGCCGATCGGCATGTGAAGATCGACAGCCACATCCGAACGCCGACGAAAAACCCCGCCGGCGCGGGGCTTTCAGCGGATCGAAGCGGAGCCAGCCGAGCAGTCGGCCCACATCTTAAACTCCATCGATATTCAGAAATCCAGGCAATAAGGGCCTTGTCCTACGCCTTCCCCGACGCTTCATCGTCTCGCTCAATCTTTGAATCAAAGCCGTAACGCGGCGTGAAACGCTCATACGCGCCGCTTTTCGCGACCTCTGCACGAAAGAGAGCGATTCAGCTTTCATGGACTGAATCGCTCTCATCTTTTGTATTATGCAATTCCCGGGGAAACCGCTTCGAACGTCTCCCGACTAACGCCACCTTGGCTGGCGCGGCGGCGCGTTGGCTTGGATCTCATGCAGCGGCGCCTTGGATCCAAGCAGTTTCTTCAGCTTCTTCTCCTCCGTCGGGCCGATGCCGAACTTGCGGCAGTGCTCCGCAACATCGTGCTCTCGCGGACCGGGAATGCGAACCTGGCGATTGTTCATGCTCTTCATGTCGATCTCCTTTCGAAAGGAGAACCTGAATGCCGCCGATTAGTTCATTAGCGAACTCTAAAATTTAGCGATGACATGTTCCGAAATTAACCCACTATCAGCTTTGCCGCGCGGCAAGGATGGAGGAAAGAATACCGCTTTCGACCATGTGGAACCCGCGTTCAGCGCAACGATTGATGAGAATATTCCGTCGGCCAGGGAACAAGAGCCTCCCGCAAGCGTAAGGGGCGCCGGGTCGTGTGGAGGGCAGGTTTCACAACCATGCACTTCGATACCTCCGTGCGGCCCACCATTCCTCCCAAGAACCCCAACTCGCCCCGCCTCGGTGGGGCTTTTTTCTGCACTCGGCACTTTGGCATGGAGTTCAATCGAAGATCGGGGAACAACTGGCCTTGCGCGCGGTTTGGGGGAATCTCTTTGACGGAGGAAAATCATGCCGAAGTATTTTTTCCATGTCCGCCGGAACGATGTCTTCGAGGAAGATCCGGAAGGCATTGACCTGGCCTCACCTGAGCTTGCATGCGAGGAAGCAACCGCTGCCGCCCGCGAAATCGTGGCGGAGAGGATCCGTACCGGCGATCCGGCGAACGGCGGCGCCTTCGAGATCATGACGGAAGACGGCGCGTTGGTTGCGACAGTCCCCTTCCGGTCGGCTATTCACTTGGACTAATGCATGTCGCGCGAAGATGTGCGCCCCTTTTGCGACCGACGTAATCCGAATGAAGAGCTGAAGCGCGAGGATGCGAATCCGAACGATCGAGCGTGCTTTGGCGCCTCCGGCGCAGACGCCTGACGAGCCGTTTCAATTGTCGAAACCGCACAGACTGTGAAATCGCTTGAACCATAGGATTAACCTCGCGTTGGGCATTCAGCAGGCGGTGTAAGATCATGACAATGATGGTCCAGAGCGGAGTGAAGAACAGACTGTTGCGCCGGTTTCCGAGGGATGCCTTCGAGCTTCTCGCGCCGCTTCTCCAACCTGTCGATCTTCCCGTCAACCATCCGCTCGTGCTGCCGCGCAAGCCGATCGAACATGTCTGTTTTCTTGAAAGCGGCCTCGCTTCGATGGTTGCGGAAAGCGCCGACGGCAAAAGCGTTGAAATCCGCCACATCGGACGCGAAGGCATCGCCGGCTACCCTGTCGTCCTCGGCGTCGACCAAACGCCGAACAAGACCTTCATGCAGGTGCCGGGCTACGGGCTTCAGGTCGCCACCGAGGACCTTCTTCCGATCCTCGACCATCCCGAGGTGCGGCAACTGCTGCTGCGCTATGTGCATACCTGTGAGCTGCAGCTTGCCCATAGCGCGCTGGCAGCGGCAAAATTCAACATGCATCAGCGGCTGGCCCGCTGGCTGCTCATGTGCCACGACCGCATCGATGGCAATGATCTGCCGCTGACGCACGAATTCCTGGCGTTGATGCTGGGCGTCAGACGGGCCGGCGTCACCGATGAACTGCACATTCTTGAAGGCATGCACGCCATCAAATCGACACGCGGCAACGTCCGCATCACGGACCGCAACAAGCTGCTCGAGATTGCAGGCGGCTGCTATGGCGTGCCGGAGCAGGAATACGAGCGGCTGATCGAGGGACCGGGATCGCAGGTGGTACACTCCCTGGAGCTAAATTTGAATGGGGGGGGACAGGGTCGGGGGATCGCATTTAGCAACACGCCCTGAGCAGGTTTCGCCCGCTGGTTGGTGAGATGCTGCTGGCGCGGCTCCAGCCGGTTGGCGCAATACAATCCCATCACTGAGTCATCAATTGATCTTCAGCCAATGCCGAAGCGCCGCCACCGCGCCGTCGCTCGCATAGGCAATCATCCCGCCAATCGTCAGGCCGGCGAAGGCAATCAACCCCGATATCCCATAGCCGATCGTCTTCATCCGTTTCCACTCTTCAAGCGCCGGCCCCGCCGCCTCCTGGTTCTTCTCGAAGGTCTCCTTGAGGGTTCTGATTTCCTCGCGGATTAACGCATCCGCGCCGCCGCTGATCGCCACCCGGGTATCGAGGTGGGCGATCTGCCTGGCCTGCTCGTCGAGCCGCTTGTGGATTACGGCGCTGAAGTCGTGGGCATTGGCCTTTTCTTCACCGACCTCGTTGCGCAGAAGTGCCACGTTTTCCTCGATGCCGGTCAGCCTGCCCTCGACGCGCCCGAGGGCGCGCAGGATATCGTCATTGGATGTCATCTCTATCGGTGCTCTGTTGTGGGATGGAACGTTTTCAGCCTAGGGATGTTGAATCTTCGAATTCCTGGAGAGGCGTATGCATGCCGCAAGACAGCTCAATCGAACTGAAGCGAGGTGCCCATGAGAATGCTTTTGATGATCATCATCGGGGTCATGGTCGCGTCGATCCTGAGCATCCCGGTGATCAAGCCGTTCATTCAAGGCAGCGGCAAGAGCGAAACGCCGCCGCCTGTCATCCAGCAGCCGGAGCCGAAGTGACGAGGCCGAAGGCCTCTTCGTTCGCTCGGCCTATGGATTGAATTTCACCTTCTCGGATTGGGGAATGCCGCCCACGACACGGTCGATCACGGCGCCGTAGGGGTGGACGCCATCCGGCGTGACGCTCGGGCGGACGATGGAGCCGACCGGCAGCACGGTGGAGCGCGGGATCGAAATGATGATCGTATTGCCGGAGATGCTGCCGATCGACGTGGTCGACAGGCGGGCAAGGCCCTCCGGCCCGGCATAGGTGCTGATCTCCTGTTCCGGCCCGAAGATGCTGGCATCCGCAAGCTCGATCGTCGTATAGGTCGCGACCCCATCCGTACCCGATTGCACGGTCACCGCCGTGCTCGGCAGCTCCAGCATGCCGGGCCAGACGCCATCCCTTTCGCCGGAGACCCAGGCGGCATAGGTATCGATGGCGTCGTCGCAGCAGGCCGAGGTCTTCGCCAGGATATCGGCGCGCAGCCGCCATTTGCCCGAGGCATCCGTGCCATCCGCCGGCCAGGTGTTGTTGGCCGAAAAGCTCTGATAGGCGGCCCTGAGATAAAGGTCGTTGGCGGTGATTGTGCCAGTCGCCGGCGATGTCGCCGATCCGGCGAAATTATAGGTAAAACTGTTCGGCCCGGTGACCGTGATCACCACATTGCCGTTATACTCCGTCTGCGCAGCGCCTGACATCGACACCGTCTGGCCGGTCGTAAGCCCGTTGATGCCCGAGGCGATCGTGGCCGTTACGACGGTGCCGACCGATGTCAGTGTGACTGTGCGGGTGGACACGGTGCGGCCGAGCGGCGGCAATGCGACAATCTTGACGCCGGGGTAGCGCGCCCGAAGCCGTGTCACCAGGCTTCTGTAGTTGGTGTTGAAAAACTGCGTGTAGGTCGCCGCCGTATCGTTCTGCCCCATCTGGTTGGCGATGACGGTGAACGGCTTCTTGTTGTTGTTGAAGGCGGTGATCTCGTCGAGAATGGCCCAGCGCCGGGTCGCGATCGCAGCGCCGGTGCCGGTGAGTTCGCGCACGGACCCCGCCCCCGGCATGCCGATCATCAGATGCGGAATGCGGCCGATGCCGCCATCCCTATCGAGCCACCGGCGCAACCAGCCGAGATTGCCGCGCGCATCGGCGGCGGCGGAAAACTGCTGGCGCGCTTCACCGATGCTGTCCACAAGGCCGAGAACGACCGGCCTTCCATCCCAATCGCCCTTGGCGACCATGAAGTCAGGCCCATAATATTGCGGCTGGGTAATGGTCGCGTAATTGCTGTCGAGTGCGGCCGTGCTATCGGCAAGCGGGGTGTCCTTGAAGGCGAGCAGCGTGGCGAGATCGGCCGCACCCCAGACGCGCTCGCCGCGATGCTTCTGGATGCGGTAGACCGGCCAGATCTTCTCGCCGACGGCGGTATGATAAAATAGCCAGATTTCGATTTCGCTTTCCGGCGCGACATCGGGAATGGTCAGCTCGTCCGTCCAGGCGCCGTTCGTCTGGTCGGCGACGGTTACCGTGTTCAGGCCGGCGAAGGTGCATTGGTAGAAAAGGCCGGCCGCCCTGATGAACATCGCATCGGCGACCACGGAATTGCCCGGTGTGCCGATCGTGCCGGTGACGACCGTTTCCTGCGGCGAGTTTCCGCCTTCCGTCGAGGCGAAGCCCGAGAGGTGAAAGCGGAAGGTCCTGGTCTTGTACTGCGGCGTGTTGACGACAATCTTGGTGCAGACATAATTCGCGCCGGATGCGGCGGTGACGATGTTTCCGGACGGCATGCGGTTGCGGGTGGCGAAGAACATGTAGCGATCGGGGTCGCCGCCCGCCCCGCCTCCACCGCTCAGCATCGGATTCACAAGGGCAAGCGAAATAGCGTTCATCATCGGCGTGTTCCATATCTGGCGGTGAGGTCGTCGTAGAACTGCACGGTGCGCCCCTGGCGGGCGTTGGCGCGGTCGAGCGCCTGTCTTTCGCGGGCGAGGATGGCGATGACGGGCTCGCCTTCGACAACAGGCGCATGCGCTTCCTGCCGGCGGAGATCGTCCGGCAACGGCGGCAGAGCGACGCCGGCCGCCGCCTGCCCCTTCGTCGCCGCCGCCTTGTTCAAGCGCTCAGTGGCGGAGCAGCCACTGACGATCAGCAGCAGTGACAGCGCAAGCGCGGTTCTTTTCCGAAAGCTGAAGCTCATAGGATTGGATCTCGGTTTCGAGTGTGTCTCTGGCGGCCTGCTCGGCGGCGTCGGCCGCAGCAAGGCGCTTGCGATGCTCTTCGCCGGCCTCAGCCGCCGCATTGCGCTGGCGTTCCATCTCGGCCGCCTGGGCCTCGGCTGCGCTCTTTTCGGCAACAAGGACATAGCCAGCGCGCGCCTGCCTTGCCGCCGAGGGATAGCCGACCGCAACGGCATAAAGGTGATAGAGCAGCAGCCCGGCGGCGATGCCGGCGCCCATCTTGAGGGTGTCGAGGATAGAGATCATCAGACGCCCTCGAGGCAGAAGGCGCGCTCTTTCTGCCGGCGCCTGACAAGGCCCGGAAAGACGATGCCGGCCGCACGGTTCCACTTTAACAGCGCCTCGCAGCCTTCGGCCGTCCTGCCCTGGTTGATGAGCCTGATCGCGCTCGAGCCACAGGCCGCCTTTACGCCGACATTATAGGCAAAGGAGGTCAGCGCCACGAAGCGCGCATCCGGCAGGGCCACGCGCACGCAGCTTTCGATGCCCCCGGCATAGGTCTGGAGCTCCAGCGCCAGGAGCGCCTTGCACTGCTCCACCGTCCTGCGGTCCCCCGGCTTCACGCCATTGGTGCTGCCATAGCAGATCGTCCACGGCTTTCCTTGCGTGGCCGGATCGGGATAGGCATTCTGCCGCAACCCCTCGAACGATCCTACGAGCGCCACGGCCATGGCCGCGGCGGCACTACCCTTCTGCAGGCGGTTTGCCATTCAGCTCTCCTGAGATTTTCTGCTGGACGAAGATGCGGGCGATGATCGCCGCAACGGCGAGCAGCCCTGTCGCCACCGACATGGCGAGCTGGATGTAGATGTTGCGCGGCATCCAGGTGGCGGCGGCGAAGCTGTAGACGGGCTCGATGATGATGAAGAGCAGCGCAAGCGCCATGAGGCGCACCGACCAGGCACGCTTCAGCACCTCGCGCCAGTTATGGACGAGCATGGGGATCACCGAATTATGGATTAGGCAAAGAAAAAGGCGGCTCCAAAGGACCGCCTTGAATATCCGTGACTTGTGCCTGTACGACCCTTACTAAGCCGCAGGACATTCACCATAGCTTATTTGCTGAGGACGTAGCAGTGGAATGCGTTGGTGGGATTATCATGGATCTCAGTCGCCGCGAATGGCACCGCGAACCGCTTCAGCGATTCCACCCATTCTGACTTCACATCAGCTAGTCTGTCGAGCGGAATGGCCTCCACCGCTTTTAAGAATGCCGGGAACATCGGCCTGAACCCAATATCCCAAGCCTGAATAATGTGTTTCGATAAATGGTTCGAGTGACGACGGACCTTCAATCCGGCAGACTCGAAGATTTCCCGCCATTGTTCGTCGCTAGCTGCCTGTTTGATGTTGTCGCTCAAACGGCCTCGGTCAAGCTCGTCGAGCCAGCTCCACGCGGGATCTTTGGTTTGCACGAATAGGCGATTGAAAAAGCTGTAGTCCGGAAGAGTCGCGTTCGGCAGCATAAGGCACAATTGCCCGCCGGGTCGCAGTATTCGGCAAAGCTCTGCCATCGCAGTTGCAGGATCATTCAGCCAATAAACTATATTGGAGAAGATCGTATCGAAACTATCATCGTCAAACGACAGAGGCTCGTTTCCGTCGCCGACAACAGTCTCGGCATAAAGACCCAATCCAGCCGCTTTCTTCAGCAAATTTGGCTTGTGGTCGAAGCCAACAGCAATCTGATAATCCGGCTTCTTTGCCACTAGTGGCGCGTAACTATCGTCATAGGCATCGAACACGTCGACCTTCTCGTAAAAACGATCAAGGTTGGCCGTCTTTTGAAACGCATCAAAGAGGGGATCAAACTCGCCGCCAGCCCTGATGAATGAGAACAGGCCGTCGCCGCAGCCGAAATCGAGTGAGCGACCGATAAACTCAAAGTCTCGCATCGCCTCGATATCCAAGTACCGCCAGAGAGCAGTTTCAGGCCGAAGCCAAAAAACATTCAGTAGTTGATTGAAATTTTCAGACGCCATGGGACTCTCGAAATTCGTATGGATCGGAGACGAAGATGCCGCCACTTCAGCCAAAGTCGTGGGACGATTTGATTTCGTCAACTCTCGAATCCCTCTATTCCATTCAAGGCTTCTCCGACAGTGAAAAGATCGAGGACATACGACTTGCCCTCGTCAAGTTGCTAGAGTCCCAAAGGCCGAAGCGCTTGGTCGAGCGGGCGAAGCCGTCGCCTGCGAAGATTGATCTACTTCGAGGGCTATCCCATTATTCGCTGAATGAGTGAGCAGCCTCGCGCCAGATGGCGCAGGATGTCACTTCGACCAGTATTGGACGAGAACGCGAGTGCTCTTCAGATGTTGATAGCAACATATCTGGGTACGCTAATAATTGTCTATTGCCAAAGTTTCGCTTAATGGTTACTGGGGCGAAATGCGATCAATTCCGAGTTCAAACAGGATCGGGGGCCTTGATACGGTCAGAGCAGTTGCCGCGCTGTCTGTAGTATTCGCACATTTGCTTGGGCCGTCGATGCCTGGCATCTCGCGATACATCTTCACCGGCCACCCTGCCGTAATTGCCTTTTTCGTGGTTTCGGGCTTCTGCATTCACTACCCGTATCGGTTCCGTAGTCTGCAGGTTGCGCCATTCCTCTCCGGCCGCTTCATTCGGATCGTACCGCCTGCGGCCGCCGCCTTCATCCTGGCTCAAGCGATGGGCATGAGGGCCTACAATCCGATAGACGGCTACATTCTATGGTCCGTCGTCTGCGAAGCCGTCTACTACTGCCTGTACCCGCTGATCTTACCGATATCGCGCCGGATCGGATGGCCGGTTCTTATCGCCGTTTCGGTCATTGCCTCCTATGGCGTAGAAATTGGCTTCGGCTCGGACCAATATGGGAACGCTATGAAATACGGGCCGCAACTCAATTGGGTCGTCGGGCTACCTGCCTGGCTTCTCGGCTGCTATCTCGCTGAAAACCTCGACCGCCTGAAACTTCCAGGCAATGTTTGGGCCTGGCGTGTCGCGACTGCCGTAACTGCTTCCACACTTTACTGGGCGACGATGAACACCGCCGCCGGCTTCTATCTAACGATGGTGCCGTTTTCAGTGCTAGCGGGATGCTGGATACTGGCAGAGATCAGAACCGCGACAGACCGAGGCCCGATAAGGTCTCTGGAAAACATCGGCGCCGCTTGCTTTTCGATTTACCTCGTCCACGCCATAGCAGCGGCTGCTGTTGAGCTGATCGTGACGGCGCCGATCATCGTCTGCGCTCTTTCCCTTGCTCTGGTCTATCCCTTTTATCGATGGATCGAGAAGCCGTGCCACGCTGCCGCGCGCCATGCCAAGCTAAAGATGGAGCAATTAGGAGTCCGACGCCGCTTGGAAGAAGGCGTCGATTTCGGCGGCTGAAAAGCCCATGGCCGCGGACCCTCCTGCCACTATCGGGCTGTCCTTGACGAAGGATCCTGCGTTTCCCATCCTGCTGGGTCACCCATGACTTCATGACGTCAAGCACACCCTGCGCGGCGAATCATTGAGCCGGAGTTTTAAAAGGCGTTACGCAGCTCTCCCACACGGAAAATAGAATCCGTCGGTCCACATCCATATAATGCCGGCTGCGCCCGCGACTTGGCGGATCTGCTTATTCGTGTTTGTCCATATATCCGCTGAGCCGATGGCATAGCTGCTGGCAACCTGGACAGCGCCGACGTTGCCACCGTCATTGCCGATGCTTGCAGCGAGTATCCCCTGCGATGGGTCTGAAAAAAGCGCGGAGGCAGTCGTGGCGGTGGAAGTATACTGGAATCTCAATTTTGCCTTAACCCGTGTACCATTCGGCACCGTCAGCGCAAGGAGTGCGGAAGTCGTAGAGATAGCGGCACCGACAGCGTCCTTAACCGGCGTCACGAAGGTATATTCGTCACGGGGATACAGGATAAACGGCCGAATGTTCGAGCTGGCATCGGTCAGCACGACGCCGATGCATTTGACGATGCTGTAGCCGGTGAGCAGCGCCGTGTTGACTCCGGCGATCGTCGCAGAGGTCGACAGCACGACATCGAACGTCTGATCGTCATCCTTGCGCAGCGCATACGTGAAGTAGGTGGCGTTTGCCGTAACAGAGCCCATGTCGAGACCACCAGCGCCGGGCCCGGCCGCGAACGTCCCGTTTATCCGCTTTGTGATCGACGACGAATTGGAAACGAAACTTGATCCCGACCGAGCGGAGCCGGTCGCGAAGTCGACATGGGTGTTCGGACTGCCACTGTTGTTCGAAAGGATGAGCCCGACAACGAAATCACCCACAGCGGAACTGTCGGCTTTGCCCAGGAGCCTCGTCATAAGCTTGTTCGAAAAAAAGGCGGACCCGCTGCAGATAATGAAGGCGGAGTACGCATCCGGAACGACGAGCGTTGCGGCGCCATCGATCGTCTCCGAGCCATTCGGATCGATCGTCACATCGCCGCCATCGGCAATGACGGTATAGTGCCAGTTCGCGCCGAGGGTCGCGGCTGCGGTCAGGGTCACGGTCGCGTCCGCCGTGAAGCGATGGACAGCGTTGTCGTCGGACGCGAGCGCTGTGTAATCGCCTGATTTGGCCACATAGACCATGCCCTTATCGAACGCGACGTCGACGCCGTTTTGCGTGAAGCCAAGCAGGCCGCCGCCCTTCAGATAGAGGCCGGTCTGCGGGGTCGAGGCAAAGCCGATGCCCGGGGCGGACACAGTTCCGCCTGCGGCCTTGAGGGGTGCGACCATCGGCGCCGAGCCGTCGCGCGGCAGAGAGTTGGTGATTTCGTTACCGAGGTCGGTCGTCAGCGCATTCCATGGTACCGGGTCGATGACCTGGCCGACAGAGGGTGTCGTACCGGCAGGCTTTGAATAGACGCCGGTTGAGGGGTTCCTGGGCATTGATCGTCTCCAAAGAAAAAGGCCCCGCGCATGCGGGGCCATTGGTGGTGTCTTACGAAGGCGGGTGCTAGGCGACTGTATTCGCACCGAATGAGCACTGCAGAGATCGACAGCCTCGATCGGCCACCTCAAGATCGCGGACATGGCAACGCACCCGTCTCTTCAAAGGCGGGCATTCGAACCAGTTCGCTGTTGAGATCGTGCAGCGGGGGAAACGGTGGCTTCGAAAAAGTGCACCCGTTTTCCGCGTTCTTTTTGACCTACGTCGGGCTATCGCCTCTTAAATAAAAGGTCGGCTCCGTAGGCATCCGTTTTGCTGCCGGTGACGCCGCTATTGCGGCCGTCGAACCGGGCGATAAGATCGAAGCCCATTCGACCAGCTATCGCGGTCAACGACGCCTCTGAAATGGTCTGATGCGGGTAGCGGATATTGACGTCCTCGAACCCTTCAGGAATCGGCCCGGCGCCGTTGTCAAAGAGCCTGGATGACTGGACGCTGAAGGCCTTGCGATTGGAGAAACAATTTCGCGCCAGATAAGCGTACCGCCCCGTCCTGCCGAGAGCGTCACTCCATAGCTGTTCAGGATCGGCCAGATATTGAAGCGTTCCGCTGCTATAGAAGACATCGTATCCATCGGGCAGTTGATCAGAATGCGATATTGATGGGCGCAGCGCCCTCGACGCATCCGACATGGCCTTGGTCTCGACCACGGTGAACGACCACGAAGGGAACCGCCGTTGCAGGACGGCGCACATCTCCCCGGCTGAACCGCCGAAATCAACGAACCGGCCAGAGGGCATGTCGAAGGTCTGGAGCAGTTCTTCTGGCGGCTTTGCGTAGGAATCCTCGTCGCCGACGATCTGCCGCGTGCGCGCCACCCTGAAAGCCGTGAGATCCCGTGACCCGTACTCTGCGCTGGCCGCTGCCGCGTGGGCCCAAGATCTATATCGCCGTTCCCGCGTATGCCACTGGTAGGCGGCGACAATTGCAGATTTCGGTAGAACCGCTTTAAGGAGCTTCTTGATCATAAGAGGCATCTACAACTTTGCCCTTCAGTTTGGAAGAGGCAACCGGTAGCCGAGGATAAGAGTACGGTCGACGACACAGACATGGTTTCCGGCTACGAGCGGCGCCGGTGGATGGGTTTCTGGGCATTCATCGTCTCCGAAGAAAAGGCCCCGCGCATCGCGAGGCCATTGATGTGTGCTGCAAAATCTTAGGAATGTTTAGATTACCAAAGGCCACTTTGCTGCCGAGCAAGTAGCGCGCGTACGAGCGCGGCCGATTTGCCAAAGTCGGCCGGCGGCCCGTTCTGTCCGCGGCGATCGTCCTTCACTCCCCGCGGGTCAAGATCCGGCCTCGGCGTGGGAATGGGCACGTTGGCCGGCGGCGAAGGGACGGCATGCGCGGTCGCTTTCGGCTGTGCCGCGATTGCCGCTTCAATCATGCTGTCCGGATAAAGATCGCCCGATGTTCCCTGCTCCTGAGTGATGAGGGCGCGAAGGAATTTCTTTGCCATCACCGGCTCAGTCAGGCGAATATCGTCGTCAGGGCCGATGCCCATCGATCGCGCAATGTTGGCGGCCGCCGTAAAGGAGTCGGGCGTCCATCCCCCTTTTCCAGCGATGATCTGGTTCGGCGTCAGCATGCCTTTTCGATATTTCCTCATGACCTGCCAGAAATTGTGCTCCATGCCCGCTTCCGGCGTGGCATAGACGACTTGTGGATCGCCCTGGTCGGTGTTCTCGGAAGGGCCGATGATCCCTGGCTTTTGCTGGCCGACGTACTTGAGATTGGTGGGATTGTTGTTGCGCATGCCGGCCGGCAACTCGGCGCGACGAACGGGATCGGACAGAATGGTTTGAAGCTCTGCACCGTCGTTTGCGGATCCGGCAGCCCCGCCGCCAGCAGCCGGCGCCGCGGGTTGTTGGCGGCGTTCGTCGGTTGTCATCTCTGGGTCGAGATAGCCGGGTCTCAGCGAAGGCATGGGTCCATTGTCAGGCAGCGGAGCAAAGGCATCGTCGTCCGGCTGGTCGGCCGCCATCGGCTGGCCGCGGCGATAGTCGGTCGTCACCAGTGGATCGCGATAGGGCCTCGGGGTCGGAACGGGCGGGTTGGCAGGCGGCGCGAAGGGATCGGCAGCGCCTTCGGTCAGAAACTGCGGCAGGAGACTATTTGCTTGCTCGGTCCTGCGGGCCGCCTCGCCGCCGGGCTTGTCGTAGCCGGCAAATCGCCAGGCATTATTCATGAGACGCTGCGCTTCCTCGACCGAGGTTGCGGCGTTCAGCCTGGCGATCAGCCGGGGGTCCTCCTGCAGGAAGAACTCGGCCTGCGTCTGCGGGCTGATCGCGCCCGGCTTTTCACCTCTGGTGGCAGCAAAGTTATAGAGCTTTTGCAGGCGGGTATCGCGCCACGACATGATGCCGCCGGAGGTGCCTTGCTGCCCGCTCTGGCTCGGGTCGGACCAGGAGCTGTTGGCTCTCTTCGGCGAGAAGCTGCTTTCCGCCTGCCCCGTCGAGGCGATGGCGGCGAGCCCATAGGGATTCGAGACCTTGGTCTTCACCGTATGCATGAAGCCGTCATAGACATTGCCGTCGACGGGCTGGGCGGCTGATGCCGCGGGCGCGCGGTACGCCGGTCTCGGTGTCGGAATGGGTCCGCTGTCAGGCAGCGGAGCGAAGGGATCGTCGCCTGGCTGATCGGCCGCCATAGGCTGTTCCCGGCGATAATCCGTCGTGACCATCGGGTCGCGATAGGGCCTCGGCGTCGGAATGGGTCGGTTGTCGGGCAGCGGGGCAAAGAGACCGGCGCCCGGCTGCGCGGCCGGGCCCATGGGCTGTCCGCCGCGATCGTCCGTCGTCATCAGCGGGTCGAGATTGGGTCTTTGCGGCGGAACGGGCCCGTTGTCAGGCAGCGGAGCGAAGGGAAAGTCGCCTGGCTCGCCAGCTGGCGCCGCGCTACCGTCGCCGCTTGCCTGCTGCTCCTGCCGACGGATCGCCAGTCCACCCATGAGTGCCTGGACAAGACGCGCAGCCCCTTGCCAGGGGGATTGTACGGGACCCGACTCCATGCCCTGCTGCAGCATGGCGTAGGCCAACTGCTTCCGCCGGTCGCTGATCTCGCCCTGCGTCTTGCCGGTATCGCCGCCTGATATGAATGACTTTAATGACATGAGCCCACTGCCCTTTCGTAATCGACGCCGTCGAAACCGTCTGTTCGAACACCGCGTTCGGATGAATCTTGCGCATATCGTCGGATATCAGGCCGATATTGGTCGGGCCGCCGTCCTTGCGCCTGAAGGCGTCTGCCGGCAGACCGTTGTTCAGCGGGCCGACGCGCCTGATGCTTTGCTTCAGCCGCCGATCCGGCGCACCGGGCCGCTGCCGAAGAGCAACGACAGGAAGCCGGGAGAGGCTGGCGCGGGGGTCGAAAGCGCAGCCGCCGGAGCGGCGGTCCCTGCGGCGCCATCCGCCTGCTGCTCCTGCCGCTGCTGGCGGATCGCCAAACCGCCGAGCCCGCCTTCGGCAAGCCGCGCGACCCCTTCCCACGGGGACTGGATTGGGCTCGTATCAGTGCCCTGCTGCAGCATGGCGTAAGCCAGCCGCTTGCGCTGGTCGCTAAGGTCGCCCTGCGTCTTGCGGGTATCGCCGCCGAATAAGAAGCCCATTACACCACCGCTTTTTCATAATCGACGCGATCAAACCCATCGGCATCTTCGAACACCGATTCCGGGTGAACCTCGCGCACATCGTCGGACATGAGACCAATCTGGGTGGGGCCGCCCTTCTTGTATCGGAAGGCATAAACCGGCAAGCCGTTATCAAGCGTGCCGACGCGCCTGATGTCCTCCTTCAGCCGTCGGTCAGATCCCATAGCCCAGCCGCCAAGCAGCGACGAGCCGAGTCCGAACAGACCGCCCATCGCCGCATTCGACTTGGCCAGCTGCTGATTGTACTGGCCCATCTGCTGATTGTAGTTCTCATTGATCAGCCCAGCCTGATCCACAGTCGGCAGTTGCGTCGTCGGTGTGTTGACATAGCTCGGCTGGTGGACCTGCGAGCCCGACATCAGTGCCGAGATTTCGTTCAGCGGCTGGTTTCGCTCGGTCAGGATCGAATTCTGGGCATTCGAATACATGTCGCCGAGATACTGGTCGGATGCGGCCTGCTTGCGCGTCGAAAAATCGCGCAGCGCGTTGTCATAGGCGGCCGAGCCCATCGAGATGCCCTTGTCGGCAAGGCTCTGGTCGAGGCTCGCCCGATCGCGGTCCCACTGGTTGTTGAAGCCGGACTGCCAGTGATCGTTGACATATTTGTCGACATTGCCGGCGCTGAGATCGACATTGGTGCCGAGGATGCCCGAAATCTTGCCGGTCTGGTCGTTGGCGAGCCTGGCAAGGCCGAGCTGCGTCTGCTGCGTCTGGTCGTAGATCGCCTGGTTCTCGGGCGAATAGGTCTGATAGGCCGAATAGGTCGGCAGCCGATAGGTCTTGCCGTTCTGGTCGGTCATCGTCTGGTAGCCGCTGACCTTGTATTCCAGCGAGCCATCCGGCGTGTACTGATTGGTGTGGCTGAGGCCCGCATTGGCGATGGCGGTGTCGACGTTGGTGGCCGTCTGCGCCGCTGCGGTCTGTGTCGGATCAGGCGCCTTTGGGGCCTTCGGCGTGGAGACCATAGGGAAAATCCTCTTTCATGATTGCGTAAAGCAGCGCGTCGCAGTCGCCGAAATAGGCCTGCTGGCGGCCTTCCAGGCGGGCGCCGAGTCTTGCCAGAACCTTCTGGGATTCGGCATTGTCGGTGCGGGTCCTTGCGGTTGCGCGGCGGCAGCCGAGCTGATGCACGACGTAGCCAAAGACCGATCGCATCAGCGTCAGCGTCAGCCGGTCGGCGGCAAGCGAAACCTCGACGTCATGCTCGGTCCAGACGTTGAAGACGAAGCCGGCGATGATCCGGCCGCGGTCGATATGGGCAAGCGTGGTGTAAGGCGGATGGAAGCTCACGCCGATCCTGTTGCCGACCCAAGCTGCGATCTCCTCGCGCGGTTCGCAGACGATCAAATCGGCGCGCCCTTTTCGTAAAGCACGGAGCCGCCGACCACGGCCGCTTCCGAGACGGAGCCGGACGAGCCCGAGATCAGCGCCCGGATCGTCGGCGCCAGGGCCGACCCCGCACCGCCGGCGGAGGCGAATTTGCGGACGAGCGAAATGCCGGGGAATTTCGAAACACCCCAGACCGCCGTTCCCCATTTCGCCGCCGTATTGTTCTCGATCGACGACAGAAGTGCTGTCGGAATCTTGGTCTGGTAGTCCACCGAGATCCCGGCATACATCAGCGTGGAAACCCCGATCTGCGCCGTCACCCCGATCAGCTTCGAAAGCTTGGTCGAGAGGCCGTCGCCATAGCGGCTCCATGCGCCGACCATCAGCGCATCGATCGCCACGCCATTGTCGTTGGCGCCGACTTCGGCCTCATAAACCGTGCCGTCGCCCGCCCCGAAAAACAGCCGGTCCTGCCATGTCGTCCAGCAGGAGGCGGGCATGCCGACGAAGCGGCACCAGGCCCCGGTTTCTGTGTTCATCACATATTGATAGGGGCCGAAGGAGGACGGCAGATTGACGATCGCCATCTGCCGCGCCGGGAAGCTCGAAAGCTGCCACTCCTCAGAGGTCGTGCCGGTCGCCGCAACGGTCTCGCGCCAGGTCGGGCCGATCCTGGCGGTAATCGCCCCGAGGCTGGTGGCGCCGCGGTCGAGCTGCACGGCCTTGGTGATCGGCACGATGCCGTCCGTCGTCATGATCGCAAGATCGGCGCCGACCGACAACAGGCATCGATCGGTGCCGAGCGGCCGGCCGAGCTTGAAGGTGCCGATCAGGCCCCAATTGGCAGCACTCGAGGGATCGGAGCCCTGGAAGACGATCACCTCGCCTTCCGAGGAGATCAGCACCAGGCACTGCTGCAGGCCTGTCGAAACGGGAATGGTCCAGACGTTGATCGCAATCAGCGTGCCGCCATATTTCATGTTGCCGCCGACCGGCAGCACCGTCGCCGTGCCGCTGACGGCATCGGTGGCGAGATACCAGACATTGGTCGAATTCTTCTCGATGAACCACAGGCGCGAGCGATAGGCGGTGACGGCGATCAGCAGCGAGGCGTCCGGAATGCCCGATATCATCGTCGAGGGAACATAAGGGGTCGCGACCGCGCCCGTCTCAAGCTGCGCATTGGTGACCGTTCCCGACACGGTGACGACGAGCGTGCCGGCCGCCGGCGTGAAGGTGAGCGTCACCCGGCTGGCGACGCCCGTTCCATCAAGCGCGCCGGTGAAGGCGCCGGAAAGGGTGACGGAGCCGGTGCCGAAGAAGCTCAGCGTATAGGGCGTGTTCCTGACGGCGACGTTCTGGGTGGCGAGCGTTGCCGTGCCCACCAGAAAATTATTCGTCCAGGCGGTGCCGTTGAAGAGCAGCGGCGTGTCGAGGCCGTTGACGAGGCGCAGAAACTCCTGGCCGGCCGGGTTGGTATATTGCTGCACCGACCAATGGGCGCTTGCCATGCCGGAGACGACGGGCGCACCGACAGCGCCGCCCGCCGTCACGTCGAAGATGTTGTCGCCGGCCGCGGCAAACAGCCTGTTGCCGACGCCCGAATAGGGAATGACCGTCTGCACGTCGGCGCCAAGGCCGGTGGCGAAGGCGAGGAAGCCATAGCGGGCGCGCACCCGGTTTGCCTCGGGAAAGAAGTTGTCGAGCTGAAACGCCGCATCGGCAGGCATATCCGCCATCTCGACATCGGTTCGCCAGCCGCCGATCGGCGCGATCCAGTCTTTGCCTGGCGAAACGCGGCGGGTGCGGCCGTTTTGAGGGGCAGGTCTGCGGGTCATGAGTTGGATACCGTGATCGTGCCGGGCCAATAATTCTCAGGCGCCTGCCCCCTCGCCGGCAGCGAGAGGTCGACGGGCGCTGCCGCCCGATCGGCGCCGATCGCGGCTTCCTTGGATCGCTCGAAACTGGCGATTTCCTCGCCATAGTCGAGGCCCTTGGCCCGCTTCCAGCGCCAGATCAGCGAGAGTTCGAGAAGGTCTTCGGGAAAACGGGCGGTATCGGTATCGTTTGCCCAGTTGGCGGCATAGGTCGCCTCGCCATTCGCCACCCAGAAGCCGGAAATATACTCATAAGCCATCGTCTCGCCGGCAGCATTCGGGTGGATATCGAGCTTGCCGCCGGCCATGCGCCAGATCTGCGGAACCGGGTTCGAATTGATGATCCTGTTGCGCTGCCAGGTCTGCGGCTCCACCGGGCCATTCAGCTGCCAGAGGCGCGAGGCATTCCAGATCTTCGAATTGGCGGCGAAGCGGTCCCAGTCAGCGGGCGGCTCGGCCGGCTCCGGGTTGGCGCCCGTCGTTGCGAATTGCCGCTGCACCATCAGCGTCGACCAGTCATGCTCGCGCATCAGGTCGCGGCCGGCGCGAGTGGAGAGGATGCGCAGCTGCATGATCTGCGGATCCGCCGAGGACATGACGGCCGTCGGCGGATCGAGGTCGATTTCCGCGCAGACATTCTGAATGATGGTCAGTAGCGACATGCGCGGATCTCCGGTTCAGGCGGCAACGTGGCCGCGGGACTTGGTCCCGGTTTGACGTTCGCTTTCCAGCGCCTCGAAGCGCAAGGCCATCTCCTTCATCTGCTCCTGCAGCCGCGTCACCTCGTCCTTCAGCCGCTCGTTTTCGGCGGCAAAGGCCGAGGCGGCACTCGTGTTTTCAGCGGTGGCGAGATAGGCGCGGGCGGCGGCGACAAGCTCGTTCGCACCCATGCCGATCTTCTGCTTGACGGTATCGGAAAGGGCGGCGAGCTGCTCGACGGTATAGATATTGACCGCCTCCAGCTCCTTGATCTGGCTGGGCTTCAGATAGGGCCATTGCGCCAGAGGCGTGCCGGTCAGCTGCTCGCGGGCGGCCGCCCCTTCCTTGAAACGCTTATAGGCGTCGGAAAAGCGCTGTTTGTCGTTCTCGGTCACCTCGCGATAGACTTCGGTGTGTTTGTCGCCGGAGATGAAGATGCGGACGAATTCCTTGTCGGCGAAAATCGGCCGGCCCTCCTTCTCCGTCAGAAAGGTCTGCTCGACTGGTTCGAGGCTGAAGGAGGCATAAATTCCGGTGCTGCTGTCGGGCATAGTGCTTGCTCGCTGTTGATGGCGGGGAATTTGGGGATGGGCACGGGAAGCATCTCCTCCTCGTCATCCTCGGCCTTGTGCCGAGGATCTGCTGCGCATCGACGGTGGCAGATGCTCGGGACAAGCCCGAGCATGACGGAGAGAAGTTTGCAGGCCTTGTCAGTTGAACGGGCGCCGAAGCGCCCGTCGATGCTTGGTTTAGTTCACCTTCGACAGGAACGGCCGCATCAGCGTTGCCTCGAGCACGCCCGTTGCGGTGATGGTAATGCCGGTGCCGTTGGCGGTGGCGTTGGCCGAGAGCGTGATGCTCTGGACGACGCCGCTCGGGCTGTAGGTGATGCCGGCGATGGTGGTTCCGCCTGATATGCCGGTGCCGGAGACGGCCGCACCGATAAACGGGCCGGAACCGGCATTGAGCCCGGAAAGGCTCGTCAGCAGGTTGGAGCCGTTGACCGTGGTTGCAGTGAACGTCTGGTTGGCCGCCGCGAAGTTGACGTTGGCGATGGCCTTGGTGGTTGCCGTGGCCGATGCCGGGGCGCTCGCCTGGCCTGCCGTGGTGGTGGTTTCGGCAGTGACGAGGGCCGCCGTTGCGGTTGCCACCAATGCCGGCGCCTGCCCGTTGCGCTGCAGCCAGACGTAATAGGTGCCGGGTGCAAGGGTGATGGCACCGACCGGCCCGCCGGTCAGCGTCGGAGGCTGGGCGGCACCGGAAAAGACACCGCAGCGCTGGCCGACGACGGCGGCTGCCGTGGTCAGCAGCGAAGCGACATAATCCCTGGTCCACTGGAACCACTGGCCGGGCTGAAGGGTCGTCTGCGCGGCCAGCACCAGCTGGCAATAGACCCATTCGGATTCGCGGTCCCCGCCGGCAACAGCGCCGAGGGAGAAGTTCGGGCCCGGAATACCGGAGCCGGAAACGATCGGGCCTTCGACGACGAACGGGTTCGCGCCAAGACGATCGGACTGGATTGAAGCGATCGACATTTGCTTTTCCTTTCGTTGACGATCAGGCGAACAACACGCCCTGCAGGAAGGCGTTGTTCATGGTGAGGTTGCCGGCGAAGCCCATGAGCTGCACGAAGGCATCCTGGTTGGTGTTCATGCGCTCATCGCCGATCGGCGCCATGTCGCGGTCGCGGTGCGGGCGATAAAACAGGTACTTGGTGTTCAGGAAGAACATCTGATTGAGCGGCGCACCGCCGCCGAAGCCGCCGTCGAAGATCACGTCGGCGCCCATGTACTGGAGCGACTGGAAGCCGGCCATGCCCTTGTCCGCCGAGGTGATGCGCTGGATTGCCTGCAGCGATTCCCAGTAGAGGCGGAAGAAGTTGTTGTCGGCGACGACAAGATCAGGCGCGTCGGAGCCGCGAACGCAGGACATGTAGAGCCGGTTCATGTAGCTCTGGATGTTGGCATTCGAGGCGGCCGCACCGCCATCGGCCGAGGCCGAGAATTTCTGGTTGCGCCAAAAACCCCAGGTGGCGCGCGAGATGCCGCCGACGGTGCCCGAGGTCGGAGAGGTCGAGATCAACAGCTGCAGGCCGCCGATCTGACGCCCGCCATCGGCCGTGCCATCGGAATAGCAGTCGAGCGCGATATTGTTCTTCAGCGTCGTTTCGGCGTTTTCAATGCGCTGCTCGAGCAGATCGAGGATCGCATCCTCGCCGGAATTCTGCAGCTGTTCGAGGCCGGACATGGAGACGGCGACCGCGGCCTGCTTGAGATCGTATTCGGCAGCGGTGATGACGTCGGAAGGCTGGACGTTCAGGATATCGTAGCCGGAATAGCGCTTGAAGGTCGAGTTTTCCTGGTACTGCAGCTCCTGGACGATGGTGCGGCCGCCGGAGATGGGCTTCTTGCGGCCGCGGCTGTTCAGACGGGTGAGAAGACCGTTGTTCTTCGTCACGTCGTCGGCGACCGTGCCGCTGCGGTTGCGCAGCGTCGTGGTCACGATTTCAGAAAGGTTGGGCGAGATGGGCATTGATCATTCCTTTGATCAAACTTGACCGCGCGAAAAACGCATGGCGTCGCGCAGCGAGTCTCGGATTGAGGTGGGCTGGCCTCTTGCCGCGTCGCGGGTTGGGCCCGGTGCGGAAGATCCAGAGATGGATCGCGAGGCGCGGCGGGCTTGATCTGCCGCTGCTGCCCTCTGGGCTTGCTGTTCTCGGACGGGGGCCTGCGCAGTCTGGCTGATCAACTGCCGGCGAATGTCCGGGCGCATCCAGCATGCGGCGTCGTAGGCGTCCTGAAGCGACGATGCCCGCCCTGCATTGATAAGGGCGATCATGTCATCAAGCACGTCATCGGCGTGCGCGTTTGCCGGATCGGAAAGGAAGGCATCGACTTGAGTTTCGGTGTCCCTTTTCCGTAAAACATGTTCGACCGTCGCCTCGACGTTGACGTGTCGCGGCTGCGGTCCTCCTTGCTGTAGTCCGGGCTGTGGTCCGGCCTGCTGCGAACTCCGCTGCAGGACGTGATCCGTCGGGCCATTGACCAGGGCATGAAGATTGACCCCGGCCATCCTGGCAACGTGAACGACGGTGTTGACGGGATCGTGGATGAGCGCCTTTTCCCAGTCGATCGCCCGGCGCATGACATCGGCATGGGTCATGCCGGCCTGGCGGATGAGCGGCGTGAACTCCTCGAGCCCCTTGTAATCCTGCAGAACGCGGAAGCCGTTATCGACCTCCTGCTCCCGTTTGGTAATCGCCGCCTGTACTTCACCGGGAAGGCTTGCGAATTGCGCCTTGGCCTCCGCCGACCAGCCGGGCGGAACCCGGCTGCCGATGGTTGCCTGATGTTCCCGGGTCTGCATCTCGGCCTGTGCTTGAGGCGGATGTTGAGCGGCGTTTGCCGCGAGCGCCTGCCCTGCCCTCGCCGTTGCGGCTTGCTCCTGCCCCTTGGCCAGGAAACGGCCGTTTTCCCCGTCGCGCGGCTGGCCGGCGATATCGCCCGGTCCGCTGCCTTCGACGGTGTCGATCGCCGCCTTCAGGCTGTCGCGGATGCTGACCGGCCTGTCATTCAGGGGCTTGTCGTCGAACGCGCCAAAATCTTCGCTGCCGTTGCCGGCCTCGTTCAGGTCTTCCATATCCATGTCGGAAACTTCCTTTGTCGGGGATTGATGCCCGTAAAAACAAAAGGTTGGAGAGGTTGGTTCTAGGCGTTGTATTCTGCGTAAACCCGCTGCAGCTCCTTGCGGATCTCGTTGCGATCCGTCTTCGGCTTCTCGATCGGCTGCGGCTTTTCGTTGCCGATCTCGACGACGCCGGCCGATCGGTAGGCGGAGCGCAGCTTGGCTTTCGAGGTGTAATGCCTGCCGTCATGCATCGACTGGATATCGATGCTGTCGCTGACGAAATGCGGCGCGGGCAGATCGGATTGCGCCAGGTTCTTCACCGGCATGCAGTTGTGCGGCCATTTGTCGAGCGGGTGCCAGCCGCCGCAGACGCGGCAATAGCGTTCTCTCATCTTTCACTCCGTTCACTGATAGGCGGCCTGCTGCGCCTGGAACTGCTGCAGCGCCTGCGCTGCCGCCTCGCCGCGCGCCTGTTCCAGCACGGCGCGATGCTCGATCTCGGCTTGCGCCAGGCCAAGCTCGGCTTTGCGCTGTTCCGCACCGGCCTTCACCTCAGCCGTTTTCAGCTTGATCATCTGCTCGGCCGGCGGCTCCGGCGGTTGCTTCGGGGCTGTGGCGGCCTCGGAGAGCTGGGCGCCAACCTGCTCCAGCGTACTTTCGAGCTGGCGTCCGGCCCTGAAGCCGCGAGCGGCAAAGAGCAGCGTCTCGACCATCACGGGCACCAGCATCGGGTTCTGCTGCGCCATGGCGCCCGCCTGCTGCAGGAAACCGCCGATCATCTGCACGAATTCCATGCGGCGCTGCTTTTCGGCGTCCTCGTCGGGCTCGATGGTCGAATCCGTTTCGATGTCGATCTGGAAGCCGCGAATGCTGTCATTGCGCAACAGCTGCACGACCTCGTCGATCGTCGGCTGCTGCATCATCTGCTCAAGCTGCGGCGGCATCTGCGGCGGCGGCGGTGCCGGCTGGCCCATCTGCTCTGCGCGCACCGCTGCCTGCTGCGCCGCCATCTGCATCTGCTGCATCTGCAGCTGAACCTGCTGCTTCTCGGCCATGGTGGGAAGCTTGATGCCGCTGACGAGCATCAGTGTTTCCGGCTGGAACTGGTCGCAGATGATTTCGCCGGCAAGGCGGATGATGTCGCGGGCGAAGCGGGCAAGCTCGGCCTGGCGGTCGCGGATGCGGATCGAGCCCCACTGGCTCTTGATGCGCTGCGCCGTCGCCGTCTCCGACGCCTGGGTGTCGCCGCGGACGATGTCCGAAATGCCGGTGATCTGGTAGACGTCCTCGATCAGCTGCTTGCGGGCCTGGATGCAGGCGATGATGACCTTCTGGACCTCGTCGATCGGCAGCGTCACGATGGCTTTCGAGCCACCCTTGTCGGTGAAGGCCGCCCATTCCGGTATCGGCACCATCACCGTATCGTTTTCCGGCCGCATCGCCTTTTCGATCGCCGGCGAGATCGCGCCGTCGCCGGAGGGATAGAACACTTTCAGGCGCAGCTGATCGGTCAACTTGTTGACGCGCTTGGTCAGGAGATCGATCTCGTCGCATTGCTGCTGATAATAGACATAGTCGGGAACCGGGATCAGCGAGCTCGTCGACATCGTGCCATAGGCCGGGCGCGGGCAAGGCCAGAAATGCGTCAGATCGAGCGGCGGCTCCGACACTTCGAGCGCCACGGGGGCGCCGTCGGCGATCCAGACGGTATAGTTTTCGCTCTTGCACCAGATCTCCCAGACATGAGTCTTGCCCTCATTCTCGGCACGCTCCGTCTGGTTGCTGCCCTTATTGCTGTCCGCAGCTTGAGACTGGAGCGATGTCATGGCGTCAGAGCCGAACCGCTTCTCCATCTCCTCGTCGGTCATCGGCACGCGCCGCGCCACCCATGTCACATCCTTCCAGCGCCGCGCCGGCGAATGCAGGAAATCGGACCAGTGCACATAATCGATGCAGACACGCTCGTCGCTGATCGCCTCTGGCGGCGCTCCGCCATCCTCGCCCATGCCGCCCGGGAGACCACTGCGCAAGCCGCCGAGCAAACCCGCGGGTAAGGCACCATTGGCCGGTGGGTCGGAAGGCTGGACGCCCATGTCGAGCGGCTCGAAATCGGCCTCGTAGCGCAGCCACACCGTGCCGCGGGCGCAGAGCAGGAAATCGTCGCGCACCGCCCGCATGATCGAATCGATATCGGCTTCATCGCCCATATAGGCGAGATTGCGTTCGACGAGCTCGGAGGCCATGCGCGCCACCGGCTGCGCATCCTTGAAGCGGCGCTCGACGACGGGCTGCGGCACCCGGGCGTAGACGGCCGGCTGCAGCACCGAGGTGTTGGCCCAAAGCATCGGAAACCTTCGCTTGGCCGCATTCGTCTGGTCCGACTGCTGGTCGAGATAGATCTTCTCGATCTTGACGCAGCGGTCGTGCCAGGATTTGAAATAGCGCTGGGCGCGCTCAAGCTCCTGCTGCCAAAGGGCGCCGACCTTTGCCAGGTCCCATTGCTGCCCACCCTCCAAAGCCGTTGTTTCGTCTTCCATCAAACACGCTCGCTATATGCAGGGGTGGAATCGGCAAATTCGTTGAAGGTCATCGTCTGGAAGGTCGGCAGGGCTTTCGCTTGCGGCTTCAGCGGTTCGGGCGCCAAGCCGGTGAAGATGATCGCCAGCCCGCCGAAAGCGTCCGCACCGTGCGAGGCCCAGTTGTGCAGCGGCTCGTCGCGGAAGACGCTCAAATCCTCGTCCCAGTCCTTGCGGTAGTTCCTCAGGCACTTGATGCCCTGGATGCAGCCGGCCTGATCGAACTCGATCTTCGCCAGAATGCGCCTGGTGCCGTTGATCCGGTCGTGGACATAGGCGCGCTCGATCTTGCGGACGGTGCCGAGACCGCGGGCCTTGACCTCTCTCAGCATGACTTCGATGCGGGTCATGCCGCCGCGCATCCATTCCCTGACCTTGATGTCATGCGGCATGTTGTGGACGCCGTATACATAGCCATGATCGGCGCCGCGCCGCTCCAGTTCGTCGAGCATGCCGTCCATCCCCGTGCCGGTATGCTCGAAATACCCGATCATCCGCACACGGCCGGGCAGCACCTGAAACAGCCAGACGCTGTTGGTATCGTCCATGCCGATGTCGGAAATGGTGTGGACGGGATAACCTTCGACATGCGGGAAGATCCCGATCCGCTCTTCGGCGTCGGCCACCGCCATCTGATCGGCATAATAGGCGCCCTCGACACTCGCCTCAAAAGCTTCTGCCGGCGTCGAGGGGTATTCGCGCTTCATGTCGCCGAGCTGGGTGTCGGCCTTCTTGACGTACCAGGCCTTCTGCCGGTCCGTCAGCGCGATGCCCTGGTCGGCCAGGTTGCGGAAATACTTTGCGAAAGCGTCGGTGACGATGACGCCTTCAGGCGCGATCGCATATTGCGGCTCCTTCCACCAGGGGAAGAAATGGAACTTGAAGTCCAGTTCGGTCAGTTTCGCCGCCTGGCGCTGCTTGACCTGGCCATCTTCGCAGAGCGTGTAGAAATGCCCTTCCTGGCCCTCCGCCGTGCTTTCGACGAAGACCAGCTGGCCGGCCTGTACCGTATTCAAAGCACCGGTGCGGACTTCTCTCGCCTTGTCAGGATACTTCGCGCAAAGCTTTCCATATTCGGAAATATGCAGATATTGCAGCGTTCCAGAGCGCAGCGAGGTGCCGACACGGATGCTCGAATTATTGCCCAGCAGCAGTTCGGTCTGGTTGGCCCTGACAACAGGCACGGCGTTGCGAATACCGTCAGGCAGATTGTCATAGGGATATTTGATCTTGTCCCGGAAGATCGTCTGCACGTCGCCCAGCGTATGGGCGATCGTGCCGGCCCTGATATCCCGGTTGAAGACGCAGGCATCGAGCATGAAGATCTGAATGAAGGTCGTCAGACCCAGCTGGCGGGCTTTGAGCAGCACGTTGAGGTAATGCATCTCTTCGAAAAACGTCATCTGCGTCCAGTTCATCTCGAACCTGACGCGTCTGCCCGATTTATCGGTGATCCAATAGAGGTTGTTCAGACGCCAGCGCCAGTCGGAAAACTGGTCAACCGCCATTTGGAAGTCCGCGCGTCTTGCCATTGATATCTTCCAGCAGTTGCGAAACTTCGCTCGCGACGTCGCCGCGGTCGGGCTCGATCTTGGAACCGTATTTCTTCGGCTTCAGCTTCTCGGCGACCCATTGGCGGGTGGCGATGCGGAGCTGCGAACGCCTTATGGCCTCGCCATTCTCCTGCCAGCCGGTGGTCTCGCCGCTCGCATTCTTCTTTTCGATCCAGTCGTCTGCGCGGTCATCGGCAATCTCGACCATCTCGTCGACGAAACCATCCGCCTGAATCTCGCGCGCCAGTGCGTACTTGACCCGAAATGCGGCCTTGTTCTCATCGGCGAGCCAGGAGAGCACACTCGACATCGCCGGCATCTCTTCATCCCGGCAGATCGACCGCAGGCTTTCCCTCTCGGCGATGCGCTCGCAAATCCTGTCGGCAATCGCCTGGGTGAACTTGATCGGTCTGCCCATATGGCCCGCCTTTGGGAGCTCTAGAACAGCGCGATAATGTTGGAGGCCGTGGTCCCGGTCAGTGCCACGATGGCGGCGTGAACCGGTAGGATGGTCCCGGCCGGCACGTTTCTGAAGATGACCGGATCCATATCCCGGCGCGGCGCAATGGCAACATCGCCAGCCGTGCCGATATAAAGCGCGCGCGCACCGACGATGGCGCTGTCATTGGGCGTCACCACTGCGGCCCGCGAGGCCGGAGCAATCGAAGGGTCCAT